TCTATAGATGGGAACACCATCTTTCTCAGATTCCTCTCTTTTCATACTGTTGACTTGATAGCCAACGGATATGTTCTGTCTAATACCATCAAGCACATCCCTATATACTTCGTCTGCTTGTTGGTTTTTACTAAATCTTACTTTAGCTATTGTTCTTTTATTTTGTCTGTCGATAGCAAATTCTTCTACTACACCTATTTGCTTGGTTGGGTCATGGTCTAATAGTAGTGGGCTACGACCTGAACCCATAAATTCCATATCAATTTCTTCTTCATTATGTCCTAGAACCTCAAAGCCGAAGTTTCTTTCTACTGGCACTTCTGAAGAGACACCAATCTCAATGGTTCTTTTATCTTCATCTATTTTGTTTCTATCAAATTCAAAAGCCCTTTGTAAATTATTGTCTGCATAGAATCGAGCAACATTATCATCTTCTGTCTCTGCTCTCTCATCTTCCATGTTCTCTTCTTCTTCCACCATTTCTTCCTCGTCCATTCTGATTGGATCAATTTTTGTTAGGGTCGAGAACTTATGTCCTACTCTGGTATCTGATGCTTCGCCACCTCTGTACACTTGTATCAAAGCAGCAGGGTCATCTTCTGTACCTGTAACTGTAAAATCACTATCAGGTATGTTGATTGTGCCATCCCTCTCGATCTTCTCGATCTTGCCTCTGGCTCGACCACCTGATGTGTTCCAAGAAACAAAATCACCAACCTTCAAAGCGTCAGGTGCGGCTCTCTCATCTTCGTCATCTTTATAGCCGTTTTCTTCAACTTCTTCTTCTGGCATACTCTTGCCAAACTCTACAATGTAGGAATCCTCGGTTTCTCTGATGTTTTGTATATGTCTTGCGTCAGTTTTACTCATATTACTTGTCATTCTATCACTATCTTCCTTTTTAAGTCTATCTACAATGGCTTTTGACCATGAAAAACCAGCGTCACCACCCCACAAAGCCCATGCTATACGACCATTAGAAGGAAAACCCTTTTCATCTGGGGTGAATCCTTGACCTTTTTTATCTACTTCATGCCTAGAAAAGAAGGAAAACATTCTTTTTACTGTAGATTCTGAGAGATTTTTACCGCTAACGATGTCTCTTGCTCTAGCTATGCCTACGGCTGTACCACCTCTACCATGCTCTCTACGCCAATCTAAGCCCTTCTGAGCCTCAGTTTTCATGCCTTTGGTTGGTGTATAACTAGCCATTTTTCTTCTTTTTGCCGAATATTTGCTGCCAATTCTTGTCAAATTGGTCTTGTTTAACCTTTCTAGGGCGTCTTTTACTCCCCTTGCTCATCTTCATCACCATCGTCTTGTATTTCAGCATCTATTGGCATCTTGACAGCGCCAAATGGTTGATAAGCAGTCTTAACATCATAAAGCTTGGCTATTTCTTCTTCTCTGCTGTGTTGCTCAAACAATTCTTCTACATCACGACCATAATTAGCCTGTACATCTTGCATAGTGACTACACCTGCATTTAAACCATCAATATTAGCCTTTACTTCCTTCACAGGATCAATCCAGCCCCATGATCTAGGTACAAAGATAGCATTGTCAGCAAACTTGTTGTATTTATCAGGTGGGAGCATGAAATCGTCTTTAAAAGACATGGTTTGTAGTAACCATTTGTCAAATACAGGCTGTATGAAGTGATCTATCATAAATCTTTGCAAGATTCTGTAGTTATCTCTCTCTTCTAGTGTGCCTTGTCTTATAGATGAGTAGTTAACACCTTCTAAATTGTTAGCTAATGACACATAGGATATGCCTAATCCTGATGCTATACCTCTCAAAATAGACTTATGGAAACCATCAAAGCCTGATGATGGATGTTGTGGATCGAATGATTTGAAGTCCATACCATCTGGTAACTGCTCGAATGTACCTGCTTCTGCATTCATAACAGGTGTGTAATCATCGTCAGTGTCCTCACCCACAAATGAATCACCTGCTGGTGAAGTAAAAAAGCCCATTTTACTAGCGCCCACTCTAGCTGCTACCAACTCTGCTTCTTCATAACCATCAAGCATTTTCAGTCTTGATAAGGCTGTAGTCATAAAGGGCAAACCCCTCGTTTGTTCTGGTCTATCAGCTTGAAAAGCATGAATCATGTCTTGTGCTGGTACTTGTATGTGTGTTCTGTCATAGTTACCAAAAGATTTATTGTGTGGATGTTCTTTGAACAATGAATAACTAATAGGCTTACCATGTTTGTCGAGCTTGACACCCATTATTACTTCTTGTCCGTTCTTTAAGACACCATTTTCTTCTTCGTCTAGATAATCAGCATCAAGAAACTGTATTCTGTAAGGATCGAGTGGGTTGCTAGTGGTTATATGTCTGATTAAGACTTCGCCATCCCTTGCTAGTGTCTCAATAAATAACTTTTGTGCATCTACGAAAGACATTTTGCCATCTATAGTACAGTTACCAATACGGCACCACTTTCGCCATTCTGTTTCTAAGACTTGATTGCCAATAGTGTCTAGGTTGCCGTCATCGTTTCTTGCTTTTGATTGCATCCTTATGCCATTCTGTCCGACAACATTTGTTACTAACAGTTGTAGATATCTTCTAGCATAGTCATTGTTTCTAGCCTGTTCACGACAACGATCTCTAATCTTTCTGAGATTAAATTTAATATTACTATCAGCATTGCTAGAGCCACCAATCCAGTCAGCGAAGAGGTTGCCTGATTGTGCTGCTTTGTAGTGTCTTGCTTTCTTAGTTACTTTCTTTCTTTGTTTGAAGAGTTTGTCGAAGATTGCCATGTTTAAAATCTCGCCTTGATCGTATTGCCTGTATCTTGTTTATTTTTAATTCTTAGTAGTTTTATTTCTCTGTTGTATTCAGCCCTATATCTATCACGAAACCTAAACAAATCATCAACAGACATTCTTGACAGCGATCTTCCTGCTATCGAGTAAGACATCTGATCTTGTGAAGCTCTGTTCTCTAAAACAGCCTGTATGTTGTCTAAACAAATCTTGGCATGGCTTCTGTTGTCTGCATTTGTGTTAGCAAAGTTTAGCTCCAACTTTGTGTGTCCTTCATCTATAGCAAATCTTTCTGAATCTGAACTTCTTGTAATGAAGGCATACCAATTATATTCACCTGCTGTCTTACTTGCTGTCGTTGAGCTGCCGACTTCAACGAGATAGTTGTCGCTTATTTCTGTAGCTGTGATAGTGAACTTGTGTGAGCCACCACCACCACTGTCTTGATGGAACTCATAAGTTAAGGCATAAGTGTCCGTAGGATAGTCTGTAACAAGGTCAGGTCTTTGCCAAACCCAACGATCACCAACAACTAATGTGTCTGGTTCTTGATTTGGATAGTTGTCTCTATCAAATAAATTAGCCATGTGAAATACTTTAACCTAAATTATAGCTATTCTTTCCATGAATTAGCAAAGTTTGATGGCTTTCTTCTGAATAATCTTCTTCTTTGTTGAATAATTGATGGTTTCTCTTGCCTATTAGGCTGTATTTCTTCATTTTGCTCACGATTTGCTAACTTCGCGAAGTTAGGCTGTAGGATATTTACTGCTGCTAAAGCATAAACAAAGGTATCTAGTGCCTCGTTACGCTTCCTTGTTTGCTTCCAGACCAGTGTTGTCTTGCCTTTGTATATCTTTGGCACTCTCCTTTCAGCAGTTAATTGTCTAAAATATTCTTCATCTACAGTGTTAGGAAAGTGTATTAGATTGGTTTTCTTGTCTGTTAGTCTGGCATGAATAAACTCTTTAGCTGTATCACCACCGACAGTAAACAGCGCTGTCTTTCTTCTGCCCACAAACTGTGGTTTTGATACTATTGGCTTACCTGCTACGGAAGCACCTTTGATAGCAAAGATTCTTCTTGAGTTTTTACCTCTAGTGTAGCCATAAACCTGATCAGTCATATGACCACTATCGACACAAGTAGCAGCTATGTTTAACCTTCTACCATCTTCTGTTTGGTATGAGTTGCGTAAGAATTCATCTAGCTCTTGCCAGACTTCTTGAGTAGCAGGATTACCCCAAATGATTTTGTATTCAGTAACCCATGATTCTAAGTTGTCAGCCCAACCTATAACCTGCACTTCTAGTCTATCAGCCTGAACATCAACACCTGCTGTCAAGGTTAAGACTTCTTGTGGTATTGCTTCGTGGTTGTATTGTTCGCATTTCTCTTGCAAGGCATCTGAATCTATTTCCTCGCCCTGATCCATATTCCATGTCTCGCCTAATGTGGTATTTATGAATGTCTGTAATAGTTCGGGTGATTTTTTAGCTTCAAGAAAATCCTCGACTAACTCAACCCATGTTCTGAAAGGTGAATATAGTTCAGAGATATGAAAACCCACTCTTTTAGATTCTGCTTGGGCTTCCCATTCGCCATTCTGTAGCATCCATTGTTTTTTACTTTCAGGTATTATTGCAGCACAATGCTTACATGATAGCGAAGCTGATTCAGGTTTATTTTCGAGCCATGTTATTTGTTGCCA